AATCTTCAGAAGTTGCTTGATCATGTCTTTGACTAAGTCTCTGAAGTTGGCTTTACCTGTCATCACAAAGTCAACAAACGCATCTTCCATCTGTCCACTAAACGTAACAAACAATTCTTTTGCACGTTTTGAGTTGTCTTCTGCATCTTGTCTGTATTCAGCCCACGCTTGCTTCCAACCTGATGTGAAACGCTGTTGTTGTTCATCTGTTACAGCAATGGCTTCACGTTGTTTTGCAATCTGCTCGTCGTACAGTGCATTCAGTGCCGCTTGCAGTTCATTTTTCTCTGCATCTGAGATATTGTAACGTGCAATCTCTGCTAATTTTTCTTCACGCTCTCTGTTTAAGTCATTTGTGACTTCTAACTGCTTGATTTGTGTATCTGATAAGCCAATCTTTTCCACAGTTGCATTGATATCAGCAAGATCTGCTTCCATTTTGGCTTCTGCTTGTGCTAATACTTCTTGTGCACGAAGCATTTCCTTTTGGTGACGCTCTGCTTTACGGGCTTCTTTCTCTGCTTCACGTTCTTCTTCCTTTTTAGCACGTTCTGCATCACGTTCTGCTTTCTTTTGAGCACGTTCTTCTTCTTTTTCTGCTCGCTTGGCTTCTTTTTCTGCTTCTTTGGCAGCCTTCTCTGCGGCTTCGTCTAATAAACGCTGTTCATACAGTTGAGCGGCTGTTCTTTTTTCATGATTCTCTGTGCGATTTTCTGCTAGAGTACTTTCTGCATCTGTAACGCCTTCTATGCCTGCGTCAATGCCTTGTATAAGTCCATCTTGTTCAGCAAACATTTCGTTCATCACAGCAATACTTGCAGTTGCGGCGGCTAATCCAGCACCTACTTTGAGTAAGCCAACACCTGTAACACCTTGCAACACTGTGCCTGCTACAGCGGCGGCTCTCAGTGCAGTAACAAATTGCATAACACCTTGTGCCATTGCAACAATTCGGCCTGCTACTGCTACTGCAAATGCGGCTGCCATTGCTTTTGCAATAATATCCACGTTGTCTGCGGCAAATCTTATTGCAGTTGCTAAACTATTGAATATACCTGTGCGTTCTTCGATAGCACCAAACAGTGCAATGGCTTCGTTTTTCAACACAACCATGCTTTCTGCAACTGTGGGCACTGTGGTACCAAACTGATCATCCATTGTGCCAGCCATTTCTTGTGTTGCGGCAACAATAATATCAGCAGTTAGTGCACCTTCGGCAGCCATCTCACGCAATGCACCAATAGGCTCACCAATAGCGTCTGCAACTGCTCGCATGAACACAGGGTTGGCTTCCATGATTGAGTTGAATTCATCACCACGTAGCACACCTGATGCCAGTGCTTGACCAAACTGTCGAATAGCACCAGCACTGCTTGCGGCATCAGCACCTGATATTTTCAATGTTTGTGAGAACGTTTCTGTGATGCCAGCAACTTGGTTCATGTTCAAACCCATGTCTGCTGTGGCAACACTCAAGTTTGTGAACAAGTCGCCCACAGCACCCACATCAGAACGTGTGCTGTTTGCTACATCTCGCACCAATGCCATTGCGGCGGCTGTTTCTTGGTTTGTGGTTGTTACTGCTTTTAATCTGTTGTTGAGATTTGTAAAGTCATCACCTAGACTTATAATTTCTTTGATTGCTACTGCACCTGCTAATGCTTGGAATGCACCTTTAAGTCCATTGATAGCATTAGTACTGCTAGTGCTAAAGCCTTTGGTTTGATTTTCAGCATCACGCAGATTCCTAGTATAGTTACTGGTATCTAGTTCTAGTGCTACGCTAATCTTCTTAGCCATTACAGTCTCCCAACTCTTTTATCAACTTCTCTGTTTATGAAGTCTATGGTAGGATCACTCATGCCACCTGGCGCTTGTTTACTCCAACCATTATCTAACCTGTCTGCATAAGCGTAATCAGCATTTATAACAAGCCCGTTTGTTCTTGTGTTTCTGCGGGCATTGCCTTTGTCAATAGGAGTCTTGCTTTTGAAGTATGCGCCTGCTTCACGCATAACGTCATAAGGCATGTCTTCGATGTCGTCGAATAATGCTTTTACTTGACTCTCATTGATCCTTACTTTCATGTCGCTTCTTAAATCTCTCGTACCGTTCTACCAAATCTGTGGAAGCCGCTTTTGGTATGGCAGGTTCTGCCTTTGCTTTCCTGCGTTGTTTCTCATTGATATGGTTTTGGTATGTGGTGTACACATCAAACACAAATAAATCTTGTGTTGTGCCTTTTGCTAATATTTCGCTAGGCAACATACCATATCTGTGTGCCATCTGATCCAACATTATTGCACTGTTGAACAGTGGATCTTGTTCTGTGAAACTGCTTCCAGTTACTTTCCCAACTGTTGCATAACTTTTGTAATACAACGAGTCATAATACTTGTTGGCAACAACTTGCCGTCACTCATTACTTCATTGCCTGCTTCATCTAGAATCATTGTTTTGGTGAATTCAATCAATTCTGGTAAGTCTTCATTTGTGATTTCTTTGCCAGCAAAACGCATGAACTTTTCTAGTGGTTGTCTATCCCACACGAAAAACTCAAGTGCTTCTCCGTATTCTTCTACAATTGATTCGTCATCGAGCGTGACTTTGACTAATGAGGGTTTTACTGCTAATTCTGTAATGTTCATATCTTCATATCCTTTTTGTTTTGTAAATGGTGAACTGCACTAAGCATAAAGTTCACTCTATTTGTTGTTTTCTCTACGTCGTTCTTAGCACAACGCAATTCATTCTTGGCTTTCGCCAACTCCATCTCCAGCGTCTTCAATATCTCTGACGTCGGATGTCTGTCCCAAATCTGCATGTTCTGTCCTATATTTATCCTTAGATAACTTTATGCCGTGTTCCTTAGCAACACTATGTGCATCACGGATCTCGCCATTGATTTTAACAACAGGTTTGCCATCTTGACGTGCGCCTACCCATTTGCCATCCACAATGCGATCTTGTATAATTTTTTTAACTCTACTCATAACTACTCCTTAAAAGATAGGGCAGTGTTGCCACTGCCCATCTAAGTGACTATTGGTTAAGCCTCTTGTCCTGTTGTAAAGTCACCAACAATTTCAATTGTTAACGGTGATGTCCACACAGGGCTATCTGGTGATACAGTTGGAGCCAGGGCACTTAAATACCCTTCGCCTTCAATGTATCTGTCTCCAGAACTTTCGCCTGCCCAATATAATCTGAACGCAGTCTTAGTTTTGTTATTCACTGAATCTAAAATACCATATGAACTGCCAGTATTGCTGTAGAAAGTAGTGTCATCTAAAACAACTGTTAATTCGATATTGTTAGTGCTTGAAGTTGTAATTGCTTGCTCTGAGAGCGAATCCAGTTGCTTCCAACGGAAGATGCCTGGAGTAGCATTTACTGTGATTTCTTGCATGCTTGGTACATCGTATGTGTTGGCACTTTCGCCTGCCACAAACGCTGCCGCGATGTTAGAACTAAAATCAGCACTGTTGTTTAGTTTCAGAGTAACAAAATCTGCAGTTGCGTTAACACCTATATAAGCCATTTGTTTCTCCTTAAATTAAATTTACAAATCTGTATTCAAACGTGTAAGTGATTTCATCCCCTTCAGTTTCGCTACTCGCTTCACATTCACGAACAAAGTAATCACTAACACTCAGTCTACTGTTTAACACAGCAGACACGACTGTCTGAATATCTGCCGGTTGATTTTTAGCATCCACGGTGATGAATCCTTGTAAAGAATTTTCAGTTTGGAACACATCATTGGTATCCAGTGTGCTTTGTAATTGTGTGATATCTTGATCAGTTTCACTCAAGTAAAACTTTTTCTTGTTCTTGCGATACAATTCAGTACCACCTGAACTCCAAGGTAACTCACTGCTTACGGACACACTAGATCCCGATAATGCTGTGGTGACGTTTGCTAGTAAATCAGTCCTAAGACTCATTATCTAAACCTCGCCACTTGTGTTCTTCTTCTGCTTCTTCTCACTGGTTGGTTAAAAGATGCCTTTTCACTGTCTTCTACAGTACCATCACCATCCGCATCGTACCAATCCGCTATGGCCAACAACTCGTTAAAGATGTCATTGAACTTAGCATCATAATACTTAATCTTTTGAACTTCTGGTGAATCTGCATCACCAAAGTCCCCAATCAAAGGCAACAAGTATTCTTTGAAACAATAGTATACACACATGTCTGTGAATTCTTCTTTGCGTGACTTGATGTTATTTGGATTAAAGTCAGGTGCCAACTCTGGACGAGTGACACTCTGACCTGTGTAATTCAAATATCCTAGCCACCAACTGCTTGCTTTGATTTTGAGATTGATACGGTTGGTTGATTTTGTCAGCATGTCCTCAATAAAATCAGACACATCAACGAAACCACTCTCCTCAGGGATTGCAATTTCGTTTGCTTCTAAAATGCGTTGGTCCTTTTGCAGAACATCAGTGTACTCTGCATAACTTGTAACGTTTCCACCTACCGTAATGAATGCCATAGTTCTACTTCCTTAAGCGTTTGGTAATGCTGTGTGACGGAATAACATTGCGCCTGCAGCCTGACCCACGATACCTTCTAACAATGCACGGTTACCCACATCAGATAGTGATCCGATTGTAGTACCGCCTGCTAATGCGATCTGCTCTTGGATAGCAAACTCGAATGCAGGTGAGATAACACCAGCATACATGCCGTTAACCATAGTTGGAGCGTTTTCGCCACGTAATTGTGCAACTGCCTTAGCAATAGCAACAACGTTAGCATCGCCTGAACCAATTGTTTTGTTACAAGTGATTCTGTTACCGAAGTTACCACGTAAAGTTGTGAAACCATTACGCACTGTACCACGCATTTGGTGTGTATCAGTGTTTGGATCGAACCACATCTTCACTGTTGGCTCACGCTTAGTAGCAAAGCCCATTGCTTCTGGTGAGAACACAAACGAAACACTGTGTGTTGTAGCGTTTGCACTGCCTGCACCTGTGTCAGCAAGAGTGAATGAACTGTTTGCTTCTGCAAAACCAGCAACGTCAGTTGCTAATGCTAAACCGCCTGAAAGACGTGTTAACACTGCGTTTTGAACAAGAGCAAGACCGCCGTCTTCTAATGCTTCTTCGTAAACGTCTGTACCAACACCACGCTTTTGAACTGTGATGTTTGCACTTGTTGGTGCGAAGTCTGATGCTGCCGCGGCAACGATTGAGCCGCCTTCTGCAACGTCTGCACCTGCTGTATAAGTGTTTGTAAGAGGGAATCTTACTGTATTTCCGCTATCTCCGGAAATTGAGATTGAATTAACAATCAGCGATGGATTTGGAAGTAAGACTGAGTCCATGTAATATGGAACTAAATCGGCAACTACCGCTTCATACAACTGCTGAATGCCTGAACTACTTGTAGCCATTGTATTTCTCCTTTATGACAAGTTTAGTTTATTTGTTTTTCATGCTACGCTTTTCCATTTGCTTCTTCACCATTGCGTCGGTGATTTTGTCCCTGGATAACGTAGGCTGATACTGACGTATACTCATATACGCCGATCTGTATTCAGCATCGCTAGTTAATCTACCATCATCAAGTGGCTTAACTGTTTTAGCACTTGACGAATCTGTAGATGTTTCGCCATACTGTATATCAACACCCTTCTTACCAAATTGAAGACCTAAACTCTTGCCCATTCTTTCAACTGCGGCACTATAGTCTGGTGTTTCACCATCTGTAGTCAAGTAACCATCAGCACCTCTGAGTGCAAATGTGTCACCCTCAACTGCAATCATGTTGCGGGCCTTCATCAAGTCAATTACTGCGTCACGCTGTTCGTTGTTCCAACTACTCGGCATGGCGTTTTGCAACTGACCCATATGGTCTTTCAATAACAACTCTGTCTTGAGGTTGTTTACTTGTGCTGTAAGTTCATCTACAGTGGCTTCACGCTTTTTAACTGCGTCTCTTAGAGCGTTTACGTTCAAACTGCTCTCACCTTCGCTAGTAGGCGTTGACTCCTGTAGTGTTTGTACAACACTTTTAACACTATCAATGCTGTCCACGTTCAGTTCCTGCAATATACTGCTTTCAACTTCACGCTTGGCATTGGCGGCGATCTTGTTGGTGTCATCTCTGGTGTAAACTCTCACACCATCAACAAACATTTTACCGTCTCGCAACTCAACACTGGGTGTTGTAGTATTATCAGATTTTGTATCTGTTGCAACTGTGTCAACAGGTTTTGCGGAATCTGTAACCGGCGCAACGTTCTCGGTTTGCGCTACCGTGTCTTGGGCGTATTCTGCCATCTTCTTCTCCTGTTTATCGCCGAAGTATGCGTATTTTTTTACTGAGCAACTACTTCGAGTTACTCCTACCTAAAATTTATAAACTGTTTTCTGAATATGATCCGTCTATGAGTTGTTCTAATCTTGTTCTAATCTTATCACGGATCTCTTCTTTGTAATTTGTTTCTTCTGCATCCAAGCCTGTGGCCATTTCCACACGCATCTCATATTCTGCATGTGTGTTGAATGGCATGTATATGGTAACACCATCTTCTCTGGTGTGAGTGTGAAATCCTGTTCCACCTAACTCTGCGGCTTTGGCTTCTGCTTCTGCTTGTGTTTCGTATGTTTCTGCTTCGTATTCTACTTGTGCACCAAATGCACCACTAAATCTTTCGTATGCAGTGATCAGCATGTCCATTTCACGCAGTTCATTCTCAAGACCTTTT